TACATCAGATATTGTAACAGCAAAAACAGAGATTGTTACAACTGGTCTTTGGAGTAATGGTAGTGGTAGTTTATCAACATTCGTTTTAGGTAAAGATACGGATATTGCGGGACATAGTGGCTCGGAATCATCTAAATTTTATTTAAATGTATATGGTGATACAAATACAGGTTCTGCTGATGTTGAATTCGCAGTAGCATATGGTAACATATTTGGTAGTGGTTCTCCTACATTAGTTGGAGATGACCAATCTAAACAAGAAACAAAAGTAACATATTCACAATATAGATTGGCATTATTAGGTGAAGCTGATGCAATGTTTACTGTCCTAAGTGGTTCAACTGGAACACATGATTTGGATGAATTCTATGTTATAAACGTAGCTCGTTCAAATTATAGAGAAAAAATGGATGCGGGTAACTTACAATTAAAATTATCTGGTTCATGGAATAGTGCAATGTATTTGATTGATGATAGTGGGCAAGCAGATGCTGATACACAAAATGGTCAAAGAGTATTTAATATAATAAGTGGTAGTATAAATTTAGGTACTGGTGCTGGTTCAACAACTGCATACACTACGGCATCTAATGGACAAGGATTTGGTTTATTCTATCCTGATTTAGGTGTTGTTATATTAAACCCAACTGCATTAAGTGCATCTTTAGGTGGAGCAATCAAACCAACACATATTAGTGATTCAGTTTCATCTTATAACCATATTAAATTGTTTAACGCAATTAGTGGTGGTGCTGATTTTCAAGCGAGAAGAACTGAAAACGTTTCTACTTCTCACTACTTTGTAAGAGTACAAAATAGAGAATTTAACTTCTCAAATAACCCAACGTTCTCTGATACAACGGGTTCATTTGCACAAACAACATTCGAAACAGACCCTAAAGTTTATATTACATCAATCGGATTATATAATGATTCTAATGAATTATTAGCAGTAGCTAAAACTTCACAACCAATTAGAAAAACATTTGATTCAGAAGCATTGATTAAAGTAAAATTAGATTTCTAAAATATTGTTTGAGAGTATCGTAGGACAAAAATCAAACAAAATAAACCCAACCCCGTAAGGTTGGGTTTTTTATTTAAACTATATTTATTCTATATGATTAAACGTATACCACAGAGTGATATTAGAATTAGACCGTTTAAAGTCTATAAAGAATTTGAACTAACAGAGGCATTTGCAACAGGTAGTAATTTATCTGGTCACAAAAGGCTTGTAGCTATTAGTGGTTCTACAAATGATATTAGTTCATCATTGTGGGCATCAATAAATAGATTATACTATAATGAGCCATATAACCCAATGATTACATATGGTTATATTGCAAAAAATAGAGCAGAAAATCCTTATTTAGAAACAAGACAATTAGATAATGAAGCAATTGTTTTGGCAATACCACAACAACAATTCGGAGAAAAAGTAAAACCAAATTCAGTAACATTAATTGATACTGATAGAGATATTACTTATGTTGATAATGGTGAAGGGCAAATATTATCCGAACAAATATCAAGCACTTTGGTAGAGTTAAATGCTGAAACTAGTAAATTAATATTAATAGATGCAACACTAACTCAATTCGAATTAACATGTTCAAATTATAATAATGAAACCGGATTAATAAATGTTGAATATCAAGGGGCGCAAGGTATATTAGAAGTTGAATTTATAAATTTTGAAACAGATATAATAGCATTTAACACAGCTGTTTACTCAACTTCATTTATAGCAGGATTCCAAAATAGTGTAGCTGGTAATATATTCTATGAACATGGTATTATTGTTATAACTGATATAACAAATGCTAATACAGATTTTGCACATTATACTTTAGATTATAAATCAACTAAAACTATATTTGAAAATGAATATTTTTTAAGTGTAGAAGCAGATGAGTTTAATGTATCAACAAATCCAACCGCATATTATGAAACAAATATAACAACCGGAAGTATTGAATTATCACAAAATCAAAAAACACGTAGTTGGAAAAATCCTGGACAAAGATGGATTAGAACTTCCGGAAGTTTACCGGATGGTGTTACATATGATTATAGATTGACATCTAAATACGATGGTATTACAAAAGCTGGGTTTGGTGAGTTTGAATATAGTTCATCGGTAGACCCAACTGGTTCTTATTTAACACCATATGTAACAACAATTGGGTTGTATGATGAGAACTATGATATGATAGCAGTGGCTAAATTACCAACACCTATTAAGATATATCCTGACTTCCCGGTAAACTTTTTAGTACGAATTGATACTTAATGTATATTTATATAAAATAATTAACTATGGCAATTAGTTGGAAAGGAAATATAGCAGATACTTACGCAGCAAATAAATTCAATGAAAAAGATGCAAACAAACAAGCATCTGATGTAATTAAACCCGTTATTGACGGACAAATAGCAGTTGAAGGATTTAAACAATTTCAGAAAAAAGAAGAATCAGGATTTAATTTAGATGATAAAATTCTAAATGCAGTTAAAGGACCTGGTCAAAACAAATATTCTCCTGCTAAAAAATACGAAGGCGGAAAGTAAAATAATTTAATGGCTAAGAAAAAAGTTACAAAAAAGAACAATCCTAAATGGGTTGCACAAAAGCATGGGTTTAAATCTGGTCTTGAAGAAAACATTTCTCAACAAATCGAAAGTAAAGGAATTGTGGTTGAATATGAGTCCGAAAAAGTGGCTTATATTATACCTGCTTCTGAACATACTTACAATCCTGATTTTAAGTTACCAAATGGTATTCGGGTAGAAACAAAGGGTAGATTTGTTTTGGCAGATAGAAAAAAACATTTGTTAGTAAAAGAACAAAATCCCAATTTGGATATACGATTCGTATTTTCCAATTCAAAGAACAAAATCAATAAAAAATCCAAAACTACATACGCAGATTGGTGTGATAAACATGGATTTAAATATGCAGATAAGGTAATACCGGAAGAATGGTTTACTGAATAATTTGGTAATATCAAATATTTGTCATATCTTTGTTACCTATGACAAAATCTATAAATTTAGAATTAGCAAAAGGAATCATAACTAAATATTTAGGTAGTTCACAATCATTAACAGGTGGTGAAGAAGCATATCATTGTCCATTCTGCAATCACCATAAACCAAAATTACAAGTTAATTTTAGCTCTCAAAAATGGCATTGTTGGGTATGTAATAGTGGGGGTAGAAGTGTTCTATCTCTTGCTAAAAAATTAGATATATCTAAAAAAGAATTAGAAGAAATTGGTGGAATTTATTTTGAAGAAGCTAAAAAGAAATTTAGAAAAGATGGATTAATTACCAATGAAACATTTGGTGATACACTAAAAGCATTATGGGAAGGAATAGAGGAAGAAGTAGATAAAGAAACACATATTAATTTCAGATTACCAGAAGGATGGAAATCTGCTTTAGATTTATCATATAACGTAGAACATCCGATTGAAGGACAAGCAATAAAATATTTAAAGGAAAGAGGTATTGATAAAAAAACTATTATCAAATATAACATAGGATTTTGTGTAGAAGGACCTTATATGGGTAGAGTGATTATACCATCATACGATTCAAATGGAATGTTAAATTATTATGTAGGTAGGTCTGTATTTGATGATTCTACAATGAAATATAAAAATCCTCCTGTTTCAAAGGATGTAGTTTGTTTAGATTCGCAAATAGATTGGAATGAACCAATTATATTATGTGAGGGTATGTTTGATGCAATTGCTATAAAAAGACAAGCAATCCCGTTATTGGGTAAATTTATACCCCATAAATTAATGGATAAAATATTAGAAAAATCCACCGAAATCTACATAGCATTGGATAATGATGCCAAACAAGATGCTGTAAAATTAGTGGAAAAATTAGAAAAATATGGTAAGTCAGTGAAAATCATTGAGTTAGATGATAAAGACCCATCGGAAATAGGGTATCAAAACTTTTGGAAATATCAGAAAAATTCCGTAACTTTGAGTTGGGATAAAAAGTTAAAAGAAAAGCTAAATAGTATTCTTTAACATATTATTAACAAAATCATATAAAATGATTGTAAAAAAGATTTTACATATAGCGGATGTACATATTCGTAATTTAAAAAGACATGAAGAATATCGTCAGGTATTCGATAAATTGTATGAATCATTAAAATCAGAAACTGATGAAAATACAATTATTTATTTAGGTGGCGATATTGCTCACGCTAAATTAGAAATGTCTCCTGAGTTAGTAAAAGAGATTGCTGAATTTTTAACAAAATGTTCAGAAATTGCACCTACCTATTTAATAACAGGTAATCACGATTGTAATATGAATAATATGGGAAGATTAGATGTTCTTACCCCTATTGTTGATTCTTTAAAGTTACCGAATTTATTTTACTTAAAAGATACGCAAGTTTTTGAACTAGAAAATATCAGATTAGTTTGTTTTGGTATATTTGACCAAAAAGAAAATTGGCCTAAATCAAATACGTTGGGTAACGATAAAACAAATATTGCTTTATTTCACGGAGCAGTAGATAAATCACAAACAGATATAGGGTATCAGGTTTCATCAAAGAATTTTCCAATAGAAATGTTCGATGGATATGATTATGCTTTATTGGGTGATATACACAAAAGACAAATTATGCAAGAGAAATCAGATGGTAAACCATTTGTTGCATATTGTGGTTCTTTAATTCAACAAAATCACGGAGAAACTTTAGATAAGCACGGATATATGGTTTGGGATATTGAAAACCATACCTATAAATCTATTGATATTCCAAATGATTATGGATATTATACACTACATATTGATAATGGTATTGTACCAGATGTGGATGATATACCTAAAATCCCTCGTCTTCGTGTTTTTGTATCCAATACAGATAGTTCTCAAATTAAAAGAGTTACTACTGAAATTAAGAAAAAATACAAAGTTGATGATTTTACAATTACACGTACTGACACTTTATCCAAATTAAAGAGTGGTAATAGAGATGGACAATTGGATATTGGTAATATTAGTGATGTAGAGTTCCAAAACGGGCTTATAACTGATTACCTTAAAAGAAACTACCCAATTGATGATGATACGTTAGATAGGGTTGCTACGTTGAATAGAGATACAAATAAGAAACTTAAAGATGAAGATTTAGCAAGAAACATTAATTGGAAACCAATTAGATTTGAGTTTTCAAATATGTTTTCATATGGTGAAAATAATATAGTTGATTTCGATAAAATGAGAGGTATAATGGGATTGTTTGCAGCTAATGCGCAGGGTAAATCTTCATTATTCGATTCATTGGCATTTTGTATGTTTGATAAGAGTAGTAGAGCATTTAAAGCATCTGCCATATTAAATAACAGAAAAACAGCTTTCCGTTGTAAATTACATTTCCAAATTAATGGTGAAGATTTCTTTATTGAAAGAGTTGCTAAAATGGTTAAGAAAGGTGAGGCGGTTAAGGTAGATGTAAATTTTTGGAGAATAGAAGATGGACAAGAAGTATCATTAAATGGAACAGAGCGTAGAGATACGAATAATATTATATCTCAATATTTGGGTACTTATGAAGATTTTGTATTAACCGCATTATCGTTACAAGGTAACAATTCTTTATTTATTGATAAATCTCAATCAGAAAGAAAAGATTTATTATCTCAATTTATGGGAATAAATGTTTTTGATAAACTATACGAATTAGCAAATGAGGATATTAAGGAAGTTCAAATATTATTAAGAAATTTCAAACGAAATGATTTTACAACAGAACTTGCATCAGCCGAAAATTCATTAGAAGAATTAAGTGATTCATATGAAGAAATGGAAATTGAGAAAGA